AGCTTGTTGTTCATTTCTTCAACTAGATCTACTATGTTGTCTAGCTCAAAACCTGCGGGCGCTATTGCAGTGCCTAAGTTTTCTAGAAATCCCGCAGATACGCCGACCGACTCGGCCAATGTTACTGTTTTTCGTGCTTCGTTGTTAAACAATACAAGCGCGGCGGTGCCGGCCGTTATTCCGCCTGCTAATGCTGTACCGCCTGCTAATAAGCCTTTTTTGCCAACACTCGCCAGCCCTTTAGTAAATTTTGATAGCGGGGCGTTCATTTTTTTTAATGAAGACGTTATTTTGTCGGTGCCACGGCGAACGCGTTGCTGCATTTTGCTGAACGGTTTTGATATTTTATCAACCGCTTTAAATACTGTTTCTATTGCAAAGCGTCCGGCCATGGTTTACTCCGATGTGTGCTTTAAAAGTTCTGGCTTTAAATAACTATAAAACCATTCTATTTCTGCCGATGTAATAGTGTGGTAAGGGGGTAGTACGTTGTAATCTCGGCATATTTGCGCGTACATTTCGCCGTAAAACTGCAAGCGAGAAAAGCCGGTGCGGCTTTCTCCTTTGCGTACTAGCTCCCCGCCCGCTACGACGCCAAAAAAATGGCGGTTACTGCCTGCGCTATTTTTAAATCGGCACCACGTACTGACGACCAGTATTTTGCGGGTGTTCCGGTCATGGCACCCATAAAGCCAAATGATGAAGCCATGTTTTTATTTTTGTGCTGATCCATTGCTAAATAAGCCGCGCCTGTTGGTTCTTTAAACGTAACATCGCCTTTGTTAGTGTTTAACACTAGCTCGGTGCCGTCTTCTGACACTGTTAAATAGCCACGCTCAATAGCTTTTACTATTTTGCTGCGTTGCTCGCTTAAGCTTTGCGCGTCTTCTTCGTTTAATTCGCTTTCGTCTATTTCAATGCGCCAGGCACTTGCCCAGCGTTCAAATTCATTTTGCGCTACTTCTTTTTCAATTTTCATAATATGCCCTTATTTAAAAGCGCCAGCGGTCCCGATTAAGGGCTAAAGGCCAGGGCGTGCCCCGCCAGCATTAAAACCCTATTATTGCTTAGTAAACTTGCCAGTGCCACCAATGTCGAACGATGCAGTAGAACTTTGATTGCTAAAACCAAGCTCACCGACTATCGTGCCTTCGCCTTGGTAAACCTGCCCCGATAAGTAAGTAACAAATACCGGTACTAGTTCAGCGCTGTCGGCCACGTTTTGTAAAAACTCTTGGTCGTCGCGCGCGTCGTCGCACTCTACTACTACACCGCTAAACATGGGTGATACGCGAGTTTGCAATACTCGCGATGTGCCGTTACCGTTTGGCGATAGTTCGTTTTCAAAACCGCCTAGTTTACGAGTTACGTCTGCGTCTGCTGTGCAGGGAAACTCTCTACCTGCAATGGTAACACTTTCAACTGATCCGCCTGTTGCTGCCATGGTTATTGACCTCCGAAGTAAAAGCCGAAGTTAAGTACCGCGCTTACAATGTTTGCGTTGCCAGATACTTGAACCGTAACCGATAAATCTAAGCGATCGGGGTTTTGTGTGCTAATTTGCGCCACTGTTGCCGCTTTTGCGGTTTCAGGGTCTGATATTAGCGCTTCTAAACCTAGATTGCCAATAATTACATTTGCTGCCGCTACCGCTGTTTTTGGCTTTTTGGCCTCGCGGTTAGTGGTTGGCTGATCGTTTGGTATTAACGGTGCGCCGTCCCATTTTTCGGTTGCAAATTCTAAGTCTAAATTATATATGACTTGTTGTAATTTAGTAATTGTTTTTACAAAGCGGTATGCAGGAAGCGGATCGCCTTCTGGGTGGTAAAACGTTACCGTGTCAGATAGGTTTACAACGCCGTCTTTTAGCTCTGTTGTGCTAATGCCCGACTTTACTAGTAAATCGCGGGTTGGGTAATCGAACTGCTGGCCGTCGGTGCCTGCAATAATGCCGTTTAGTTTTTGGCTTCCGTAGTCGCGGGCTGGGTTGTTTTGCGCTACCGCTGCAATGCGAGAAACCGCACGGGCTGCTATTTGCCACGGTGTTGATTTAGCGCCAGGTACAGGAATTAACACATTAACACTGTCGCTGCGTCGTAAATCGCCTGCGGTTTTTAGTGTTGTTGCGTTTGTTTCTACTGTGCCAGTGTAAACAGTTAACGGTTTGCGTACTAAATCGCCCCAGCGTCCATTGCCAAACGTGCTGTAATCATCTAGCGCGCCTGTATCGGTGTATGGTGCTGCTGCATTTACAATCATTGTTGTCCAGCGCGATCCAATTAAAGCGAGTGCACCTGAAATATCAGGGGAAATTGCACCTTCAAACATTGCAGAAATTGAAAAAGTAATACCCGCATCGGCTGGTGCCTCTAGCACTTCTATTTGTAGGTCGTTGCCTGTAATGCCCGCCCATTTAGCCGTTAGATCTACGCCTGAACCTTCTACTGTTGGAGCGCTTGTTACTGGCATATCTAAAACACCGCTAATAGCTGCGTTTAGTATTGCGCCAACGCTTGCGGCCGCTGTGCCTTCTGGTACAACAAATTCTAGCGATTCAACACCACCAATTCGCAACGTACCTGTAAACTGGCGTGTTGCTGTGCCTGTTACTGTAATATCGCCCGTTGCTGCTACTGCAGATCCACCCGCTTGCACTGGGTAAACTGTAACTGGAATAGTGCCCACACCATCGCCGTTTATTGGAAATAGTTGTTCAACTGCTTTATGTAAAGGACTACCAAAACCGTACGCTGTTGCAACTGCTTGCGCGTTCGTAACTTGCACCGGTGTAGTAGCGTATGTATTTGCCGTGTTGCCTTGCCCAATAACAGCGATTTGCTGCGGTAGGTATAGGATGCGACCCGCCCGTAAATCTTGAAACTTAGTTTCAATACCTACAACGCGAGCTATTGCGCTTTGGTCTACAGCCATAATTTCTATGCCTCTTCTGTTTGATTGTTCGTTATGCACTCACCGCAATTTAATGCGATATGTTTTTTATGCTTTACTCGTTAACATGAGTAAATTAGCAGCATTTTTAGGCCCACGTTTTTTATTTATATTTCTGAACTTCTTTTGAGTTTAATAATTGCCACGGTTTCAACATTATAATTTCCTATGGTATGAATAGACCCGCCGTAATGTGACGGGTCGTTTTTACTATTCAATATCAATACAGATTGAGTTTAATGACCCATATGTTGAGCCGCTTGCTGGTGTTGGTCTAATAGATAAAAACCCATTTATTGATGAATCAAAATCTATGGTAGCAATGCAATCTTGTATAGTAACTATTTGTCCGTTCACTGAACTTCCTACTTCAATAGTTCTTAAACCGTTATCATCTACTATTTCAAAAACAGTTCTTGCTGTAGGGTCGTAAACACTCCCGTTACCTTCTGAGCTGTCTATACCGGCCACGCTCACAGTGCCTTTTGTTAAACCATTAAACTCAACTATGTGACTACCAGAGCTATTTGATCCTATGCCAGAGCTGCAGCAGTTTGTATCACCAGCACCCTCATCCCACACCTGCTCCTCAGTAAATAAGTTGGTTCTTAATGAGCCATTAGTAGCAAAGTTAACCTGCATACTTATTGAAGTTTGACCGTTATAAGATTGTAAATTCTCATACAGCTCATTTGCAGAGCTAACTGTTAAATTGTTTGCCCATCTTTGGAATGATGGCCTTCCATCAAGCCCGTTGCCTCTACCTATGTTAACAAGGACTCTATCAGTGTACCTACTATTATCAAAAGGGGTTGGTGACATGGTTGTATTTTCACCAAGCTTTTCCAGTGTGTGCTCTCTTATAGTATATGAGCCAGGTCCATCAGTATAACCAAGACCTGTAGGTACTACGAATGTCCTATCATCGTAAAAATGAAGATTGTCATCGTCTAACACTGATGGATTATCATATGTAACTTGGTAATAATCAAAGATCGGCCTATTTGTATTTGTATCAAACCACTCTGGAGTTAACTCCAGACATAGTGGCACTGTGGTGTTGTCATTCCAGCTTCCACTATGCAAATCTCTACCTTTATCAGGCAATGGTAATAACTGACCTTTTGCATCACAATAAGTTATGGTTGAGATAGCTACATCACCACTTTGTTTAAGTAGCGCGACAAGCTCTCTATATCTGCTTAATGTTAAATCTTGGTCTGATGGAATTAAGTCTGACCAAGCCAAGACGCTTCCAGCAGCACCATCACCAACGCCGCCTGCACTAAGGTAGGTGTTGCAGTCATTTATACCAGCCCTAACAATAAACAAAGTTCTACCCTCTGCCTGACTTGTAAAGTCTGTGACATTTTCAATCATTTGAAAAAGAGTGGTTCCGTATTGCGCGCCGGTTTTAAACTTTATACCACGGTAAGGGTTGTCATACTGACCACCAGATAAGTCATATTCACCAGCAGTTATTGAGTCACCAACTCCAACTATGGTGTCATAAGTTTTCAGCAATTCCCCTGCTGACTCAATTAACGCATAACCTGTCATTGATTTAAATGCAGCACCACCACTTGTGTAGTTATCAGCTGATATAATAGCGCCATTACCAACAGTGCCATTTTCACCAATATCAATATCAATGGCATTGCCGGTAACAGCTTGAACGCCAGAGTGCAGAACATTACGCACTCCAGCAGTTAGCGCATCTTCTTCAACGCGCACATACATAGAGTCAAGCCCTGCAGGTACGTTGTTCATTGTGAATGTAACTTTATTAGCCATTAAATTAGCTCCATGTGAAATTAGCGTCAAACCAAGTAAATTG